CATCGAAGAGGAGATATTTCGCGGTATTCGCAAGACCAATTGCTGGTCTTGCTGGAGCTGATCGACACCGTAAGCGAATTTCGCTTATACACGGTGAAGCGACTGCTCTTACCGACCTTATCAAAAATGTTTTTGATAGGTGTCCCTCGCAAATCATGCATAAGCTTCCTGAAGAGGAAGCTACGGCCTGGCTTGCTTATCGGCTTAACAACAAACCGAAAGTACTTGTATAGAAACGTTTTGCTGAAGCCTGCTTTGGAAACAGGTTCAGGTACGTGTCTATACGCGTCAAACTCTTGGTCGCTAAATGGTCCGACGATATCTTTGAAGATATCAGGTATCCATGATAGCAGTTTTTCCTCGAGTTTCGACTGGGTTATCCCAAAACGAAGATCCAGAGTACGCTTAAACCGATTAAGGTCTAAGAATAACTGTGGAACAGTTGTGGGAGTTTCCTTTAAGTACACGGGACGGATCGGTCTCCCATTGTGCCATTCGGTTCCGCATGATTCCTTATAAGGCCCATAATTATAGGTCTTATCAAGGTTTATTGCGAAACCACATAATCGTAATGCCTCTACAACCTGATAATAGATTCTGGTCGGAACGATTAAATCGTCACCGAATACAGAAAAGTTCTCAGGAAGGAAAGGTATTCGATTAATTTTCATCACAGCGTAAATAATAGCTGTGAAGACGGCACTCTCGATTGCGAAGGTATAACCATTACCCATTGATGAAATCTTCTCATAAGAGATGATTTCATGGCCAAGTTTGCCATAAGGCGAACGAAGCCTACACAGGTAGGTATACCAATCGTGGGGAAGTAGGATCTCACAAAGCTTTAAGCTTAATGAGTCAGATGCCATACTTAAATCGATTGTAGCAAACGATTTAGTATGTTCTCTGATACTTCCACACATTGCCAAGTACTGATTATGCTCTTGGTCATCGAGATCTACGTAGAAACGTTTTAAACGTTTCCGCACGTAGCCATCGACACCCAATTGCAAATACAGATTCATGGCAGGTTCAATCGCGATTGTACGCTCAGTTTGAGCATTTTTGGGAACGAACGTCACTTTGTTTGCTTCGACAGGATGTAGAACGGCGGACCAGAACTCACTCATTCGAATAGGAAAATGCTGGGGAATACCCAGTTTATCCCTATAAGAATCGAGAAGAGCTCCGATCCAACGTTTATCCTGAGCGATAGCAAACATCGCGTAGCCCAGAGCGTCTTTGGTACACGAATACGGCCAGTTTCCATATTTATCATATGAGGAAACTAAGCCATTCCGGGTATCTAGGTTCGCACCTGGTCCGTGTCTGGAGGATAACAATAACGCTTCATGTTGCCCAACCGTGGTAGGGCCTAGCAGCTTACTGAGAAAAGATCTGGCGTAAGTCAGCAATTGACTATTCCAGATGTCTGACGAAGCTTGTAACTCTGAGTATAACTCAGAATTATAGAGTGCGCAATTTGCTTCAGCTAAGTAGAACTTCTCCTTAGCTTTTGCAATGCGTTGCTCTTTGCTTGTGTCAAACATAAACTTTTTCAGTAATTGTGCGACCTGATATTTCGCACGCCTTTCGGCGATTGGAATATCACTGGCTGTTGTACACTGTGCAGACCAGTCCTCACTAAGTGCTAGATAAGCCTCTATATCGTTATTTCTCATAACTTTATAGATAGCTTCATAGTCCTTAGGTGAGAGGAGATAATTAAAATCCTCCAACAGGTTTGCTAGTACCTTCCAAGGATAATTCTTTGGAAGGTGTAAGCTAATGTCGTTGTGACTTAGCTTACGTTTCGCCTTGGCTAGAATTCGAACTTTCATCGATTCTCCTCCGACTATCTGACGGTTGAAGTATTAAACGTATCCTGGCTAGAACAGTTCGTAGCCAGGTGAAGCTTATCTCTAATATCAGTTTTGGTAACATGACATTAGACCATAAGCTGCGCGTTCAGCTTCTCCATCAGTGTGTCGTCGTCCAAGGCTGCCAGCATGGTCTGCCGAGCAAGAATCCGCTCTGCAGAGGTCGCGCCAACAGGTACGGAGAAACCGATTTCGATGATGATCGGTGACGTCAAAGAAGCGACGCCATCAACACCATCGACAGTGATGTCCTTAGTCAGCTTCACAGCCGACTTTGCGACACCCTTGAAGTTTCCGGAGGCTTTCGGGTTCGTACGATAGAACCCAATCATGTCCCGATCGTCGAGTGCATGGCTTGCGCCAATGTACAGCGAACGGTTCTGATACTCCTCGTACCGCGAGTAAATGTGATTCGTAGTTGAATCATCATTTTCCTCGTCCACGGCCAATGTGATCGTGTTATCCAACATAGTTTGGATCCTTCCTGTTGCCTAAGTTAATAGGCCGGTTTGTCGACAATCTTCCTTCTCACCGAAGTTTACTGGCGAGTTGTTTAAGGATGATTGTCAGGTCTGCCACTTTGAACATGTTCATCCGTAATTTCCAAGACGGAAGCAAGTTCATGGGCGGGTTTGGGACACGACGTTTGGTAATGATTTCTCGCGAAATCATACCACTAGCTGCCAGGTAATAATCGTCCATTCGTTCATTTGAAGGACTCCCTGACAAATAGATGTTCGTGCCCGACAAGGTTTTCGCTTGGTATATTCTTTCTTCAAGAGTATACCAAGAGGCGAGAGTGCGGAGACCGCACTCCGGGGTGTGCGCAGCGATCTTCTGTCCGACATTGATAAACCAGTCGATGACGAATGAAAGTGGGACAAGTTCCCAAAGACTTTCAAGTACGTCATCAAACCCCCATATTTGTAATGGGTTCAGGTTTTCAATAGCCGTTAAGACGCCACTACGCACTGCGACTGTGCGCTCCATCGAATATGTGACATAGTATTCACGGTGTATAGTATATCCACCGGAACCCTGTGTCTCATATATCGTTGAAGTGGAAGACTCGGAGTCCCCATCGCGCTCTGAGCCACGAAATGTAAGTCTCTTCCCAATTGTAGATGCATTTGAGTAAGCATCTACATAGGATTTGAGATCATACATTAGCGGCCTAATAGCGTAACGGGCTTCCATATAGCGGTTTGCAAGTTCCTTAGGCGTTAACTCTTTAGCTATACCCGGAATATTAAGTCGTACAATATTCTTGGTTAAGCCAACGAGACGTTTAAGGATACTGGCAATACTGCTAATAGTCTTCTGTCCTTCCGCTAGGCCAACAATGGCCATAGCTTCGGACACATTGACTCTCGCATGGGCGGATGTAATCGCCAAATCAATGAGAGAGTCATAGTCGCATGGATCAGGCACGTCGGGCAGAACGCCAAAGGTATAAAAACCGTTGGCAGGACGCGTACCGACAAGCTGATCCTTTACCGTGATCCACTTCCATTGGCCACTACAGTTGGTATAGACTGACCTCTGATGACCGAGGTTAATCTCAACCATAGTGTCTTTAAGAATTGTAGTAACTTTTTCGAGCGGATTGTTTACAATCTGCCCCAAAGCTACACACTTCTTAAACCTGGGAGTCACGACGTCGTCCATAACTTCCTGCTTACTTTCAGTCTCAGCAGTGCCTGTACTAGGCGTGCCGACAATGAAAGAAGCAGTAGGATTACTGCAGCTTCCGATGGAATAATCATACCGATTACTCCATTCAGTTGTGGAAGCTGTACGACGTTCACGGTGCCGTGCGCCGAACGTACTCATATGCATACTCCTTTCGGGGCATGAATATGAGGTGGTAGCATACATTGCTGCCCAAACAATGCATGATACCTTGACTATAACCGGAGAAATCCCAATTATAGCCGAGAACTCTTCGCGAACTCATTTGAGTTCACTCCCC